CGAACCCAGTCTTTCAATAACTGATACGTTTTCTCAGGTGTCGCAATACCAAGTTGGAAGAGAAGTGGGTTCACCAGAACCCCCATCATTTCCTGTAAGGCTCCGGTCGCTAACGCCCTGTTGGTGTTCAGGATGCTCGCGCCAAAGTCGAACATGAACCGCCCTTTGATCTGCGACTTATCTGTGATCTCTACATAGGGGTCGGCTACATCAGTCAACCCTTGTGAGATACGGAACTTCTTTTGCTTCGGCAGAAAGACTTGGTTCAGTTCATGGAACTGCTGCCATACTTCGGCAAGTCCGGTGAAGAAACGGCGTAAGACGCGTTCTGGGCGGGCGTCACCTTGCTGGAGGACGGACTGCATGTTAGCCGATGTACGTAGCGCCGACGACTTGCCCTGTGGTACGCCGCCAAGCTGCAACTGACCGACCAAAGTTGTTTGATCGAGAATCTGAGACACCAATGCAATAATGTTATGCCCAAAACTTGCCATGCCTTGAGGGAGAGTGGGATAAAATACATCATCTTTCGGGCTGTTCGTTGGGTACAGGTCGCCAGGTCCCATGTGCATGACTTCTGGCCGTATACCTGACATTGGCCGGTAGAAGCCCCACGGAGTATTCGTCAAATCTCCGTTATCAATCATCTGATCGAAGGTCTTTTTGATAATGTCGTACCCAGACTCCATTAACTCAATCAGACCGATAGCGTAGAACTGACCGTTAACAGGAATGTACTTTGCCATCGCAAAGGGACGGCGCGGAGGACTGACCGGATAGACTTCCGTTAAGTACCTGGCACGGAGAAATATCTCTGGCTTTTGGATAAGCCAATAGACGACTTCTTCTTCAAAACCGTCGCCGTCAAGATCGGCTCTGCCGAACCACGTCAAACGCGTAAACGTTTCTTCTTCTGCTTCCACGGTGGCGTCTGTCAACACGCCGGTCAAATCGTCTTGCAGTCTCTTCTGTGCTTGCGGGTCCATCGAGTCGCCTTGTGCGGCTACGTGATAACCCTTAATCTTTTCTATTTCGTCTTTCCCACACTCATCATAGAACCCTGAGTCAATGAGCCTAAGTATTTCGTCCCGCTTTGGATAGTCCACCATGAAGACGTGATGGGCACCAGTGGGGTTTGACATACACTGGGGCTGGAGGTTTTCAGAACGTCCAGGCACCACAATGTCTTCGAGTTCTTTCGGGATGAGGCTTGGTCCGTCAAAGATCGTGTCTTCTTTGTGGCAGACAAGCTGGACTTCCGACTCGCCTTCGTCTTGGTAGACATCGACTTTGTACTCCTCAACTTCTCCGGTCAGTGGGTGCTCGTCACGAAGTATCCAGTTCCACGGTGCTTTCGTGCCAGGGAGTACAATCGCCTTGGGGTAGTACTCTTGGAGCGACTGCATCAGCCACTCGTCCCACGACACCCCGCTAGGCGGAAAGTCGAGTACGTGTGTATGTGTCAGCTTCTGCTTCTCACGAATGTACGGGCAGTAGGCGATGAACTGACCGTCTTGCGTAAACGTGGAAATGAGGTTCCCGACTCGTTCTTCACCTTTGTTCTCAATGAACACCTGATGGTCAATGAGCTTATCAACCGTCAGTTCCTTTTCAGCCCACTCCTTTGACGCCGCCTTTGCGTTCATCACAGGTCGAACAGACAGGACAGCATTGTGTAACGTGTCTTCCGTCCGTTGTACGTCTGTCATAATGACAGGTAGGTGAGCGTTGCTGGAGTTCTCCCACGGAAACGACTTGTTCTCCCGCCAGCCTCGATACTTCGCTGTGCGTTGAATCCGGCGCTCGGTCCAGTCAGCTCGGTCGTGAATGTCGTCGTTAAAATACTTAATGAGATTCTTCAGGACGGTTTTAGGATCTTTAACGAGTGACTTCTTCCGTTGCGGAGGCTTGATGGTCACACCGATAGGCTTCTCCTCTGGAGGCAGCATACTCGGAGCAAGTTCACCTTCTGACTGTCCTTGTGGTTCCTGTAACGGCGCTCCCTGTGCTGTGGGCGGTTGAGCCGCCCCCATATCGCCCTGTACACCTGGCACAGGCGGCTGATCCATCATCGGTTCCATTCAGTTACCTTCTCATTCTGTTCGGTTCGTGTACTTTCGATTCGTACTGCTGTCGTGGTCTACGGTAGACTGTCGGACCAGCACTCGTACCAACCGGCATGTAGTTCATCAGATACTTAAACAACGTAGGAAAGTCGTCATGCTTCTGCAACGGCTTCTGGCTGATATCTTTTTGTTCAGCGTGCTTGTGATCGGCCCAGACATACCGCTTCATCTGGAAGACGGCATCGCTGCACGAAGTATCAATCCTGAACCGTGGGCGCATGAAGACGGCATCGGGCTTTAGAAACTCGTTCAACCGTGCTCTGCCTACATCGCTGTCATCGGCTAAATCGAAATGCAGATTGACGTTATCAAACTCTCGCTGCCACGTTAGCTCTCTCGTAGCACCACTTGGTGAAGCTCCCATGTTGGGGTCCATCAAGCGTGTAATGAACTGATGCTTTAGGTCTTCTTCGACTTCCCGTACAGTATCTCTGACATCTTCCGCTCCACCTTCCACCTGACGCGTTGCGATACACTCGAAGTCTTCATTCGGAGTGATCTGCACCCAAGCGAGAAAATGAGGCTTGCGCGGATGAGGATCGAGGAGACATACCAACGGATACCGTGGGACTGGTTCGATGTGTTCGACGTGACAGAACTCTCCGACAAACGTGCCCTGACATGCTGAACAGCCGCCGTCTGTGGCAAGGAGGACAATCGTTCCGCACTCGTAGCACCAAGATTTAGTTTGGTCAGTAAAGTCGGGATGGATTCTGTTGCTAAATCTGATTGGTAAGCCATAGATGCGTGTGTCCCTCTCGGTCTTACTCATCTGTGCCGCCCGTTGCGTCACAGAGTTCTGATTCAAATGCGGGTTCATCGTTGTGAATATGTTGATGACTTCGATGTCAGGATCTTTTAACTTGCCTGGAATGCCCTTGTCGTAGACTTCATCAAAGATCCAGTCTACAGGTGAGGCAGGGTTATCCGGCCAGGTCATGCTGACGAGGATGGTTGACCCTTCGCCGCCACGCATGACGCGTGCCCTGTTTTCTTTCCAAATTGGATAGGTAGGAGGTTCGTCATGCAGACAGTAGTGAACATCGCCTGAAGCGAAGTCTGAGCTGTCTTGGTCATACGACATGAACTGAATGTTCGATGTACCTTTGACGACATCGTTTTCGTCACGGTACAAGAGTGTCAGCATACGTAGTCGTGTATTGTAGCTTTTCTTCCAGTCTCCACCGATCAAGCAGTGTCTCGGTATCCAACCCCAATGCCCCTGCTCCCCACCTTGCGGATTCAACCCACTCCAACTCCACCATTGCAGCTTCGGAAGGATAATCGGGTCGAGCACCGTAGTAAGTGATTCGCATACCACCCTCATGTGAATAGGACCGCGTAACTTTACTCTGGGGTAGGATGTTTTTAAGGAATCTGGGACGAGTCCTGTACATCTAATGATCCCTTCTACAAGAGCATGTTCGGTCTTGCCCGAACCGTTCCCACCGAAAATTCCTATGGTTCCGCAAGTGAGTTCGTGAATTTTCCCTACGTGTTCATTGGCCGGTGTGTAGTAATGGAGGGCAAACTCTTTCCGGTCTTGTTCCTGCTTCTGGACTAGCTCGCTCGTAAACTCCAGCAGTTGCTCGTCTGTCAAACTGGCAAAGTCTACGGTGCTATCAAGCTTCATGCTTCTCCAGTGAATTCAATCTTACGTTCAGAAACTGTTGTGATGAGTTTACGCCTACGGAGTTCAGCCAGCAGTTTTGGTAGTGCCTCGTCAATCTGGCTTCTTTCATTCTGGCCGATAATGACTGTGGGCTGCCCTTGCAGGACCAGACTCTTATCGAGCATGATCCCTTCGTAAATCCCGACTTCCTTCAGACTCGACCCTTGCAAGAGTTGCAGGAGTTTGTCGTCAGTCAGAAACCTATCGAGTACGTTCAAGCGTCTAGCGACACGCCGCTCTAAACTTTCTTTGCTAACCTTGGGTGCCTTTTCGCTTGTGCCTCCACCGTCGAACTCTGGCACCATCAACTGCGAAGCGTCGGCTAGTGTTTTCTCGAATGTCTGTTTGATCTTGGCCGATAATTCACGCTTTGCTGCCGTGGGCGTGAGCGAAGGTGTTGAAGCAAGTTTTGCGAGTGTTGATTTGTTCTTTGATCCCTTCGGCCTACCTATGCGTTTCGTATGGACCGGCTCGACTGGTAGGGATGAAGGCTTATGCACCAGCCCCTTGCCAGTCGATTGTGTTGCCGGAACAGGCTCGGAGTGAACCGACTTAGCTGTGCCGTGTATATTGGCCTGACCTGTTTTTGTTTTCATTAGTAGTGGCTCGGATCTAGTTCTACGTTCGGCACGGTTACGACAGCGCGGCTTTCTTCAAAGTTCAAGTGTATGTGCTTTGCGGTTACGAAATGACCACGCTTTGGCTTGGTCGTTTTCCAACAATCAATCCCGCCTACGAAGTCTTCAGCCCATTCACAGGAGTAGCATTTGAGACTGTCATCAAGATCGTCGGGATGCTCGAACTTCGAGCGGACAACCGCACGTCGATGATCCTTGATGTAGTCCCATGCTACAGTGGCAATGTCAGGACGTACACTGTCTGCGATAGTGACAATATCTCCTGGCTGGAATTCCATCATCCTCCTTACGCAACACCTTTTGTTTTCTCGTAGCTTTTCATAGCCCCTAATCCAAGTAATCCTGCCAGAACAAAACTGATCTCTGTCCAATCAAGATGCGGAAGCTGTCCGGTATCGAGTGTGCCGTGAAACGCCGTTATTGCAAAGACCAAGAAGGGCTGCACCACGAAGTTGTAGGCGTAGGCCCCACCACAGACCCAGCCGATGAACGGTCGCCAGCCTGCAACAAAGATGCTGCTACTTGCGGCTTCAACTTTATTGACTTCGATCTGGCCCATGATCTGCAAATGAATTTGCGTTGCCATTGCGACAGCTGCCTGTTCGCGGTTGTTGGCATCGGGAATCCACTTCTCAAGGACGGTCTTGCCAAGTTCAAGGGCTGCTGTAAATGGGTCAAAGCCCATAGCCTTTACACTCCTCCGCTGACTTCGTTTAATGGACTGCCGCGTTCAGGTTGTACGTTATCGACTGTGCCTTCACCAGGACTGCCACTGATAAACGATTTGACAGCAGTGCCAACGTTGGTATCCCACACACTTTGTCGTTTGGCTGCATCGGCAAAGGCACCGGACTGAAGATCCTGGGCTTGCATCTTGGCGTAGTTGTTCGGCGTGGGATCTTTCATGGCAGCAGCCTGGGCCACTTGCCCTGCAAACAGGTCGGTTGTGGCCGGTGCGTTCGGCAAGGGAGCATATTCGATGACATGCTTCTCGGCAGTCTTCTGGTCCCCCCCACCAATTTTGGGCATCATGCCTTTCATGCCGCCCATGCCCGACATCATTCCACCTAACCCGCCTGCCCCGCCTCCGGCTGCACCTGCAACACCTTCTGCTGCTCCGCCTGCTGCGGCAGCACCTCCGCTTTCGGCAATCATGGCTGCGATTGGTAGCATCATAATGTCAACCCTCTTCCTATTCGGTAGACGTACTGATCTCCGATTTCTCTGTCATGATAAAAGCGCCGGTAGAACAGATGTTGAAATATGCCCTGTTCTAGTTCGTGTACCAGATCGTAGTCTATGTGATCCAAGGTACAAAACTCATCGCCCAAGATTCGCCAGTATGAAACTGGAGACATTATCCCCACCCTAATGATACATGCCTACCGATAAACCATAGAAGTTCCCACACTACAATCGCCACTGCACTCGTCACGACCACCGCTTTGATAAACTTTGTCACTTCACTTTCGTTGAGTCCTGACAGATCCATCGTGCCTCTTTTGTTTTCGCTGTAGAAAATTACTGCTTCGCAGAAGTTAATGGCCCTTTTGTTTATCCTGGTGTATAGGATTCACGCATTATGATAACCACGTGGCTCCGTATGCCGAACAATATGAGCACGGTTGTATCCACACTTCGTCTTGTTCAAACCAGTCGATGTCTCTTTTGTTTATTTCCATGCAAGAAGGACACCCCTACCGCTCGATGCCCATGCAGGGGGTGTGCCTGGCACCTGATTCCACCCTAGTGATTACTACGTAGTGATTAGTATGTAAGGGTATGTACCTAGGTAGTAGTCAGTAGGTACAGCATGTACGTAGTGCGTAGTATGTAGTGACCATCACCTAGCCACTTGCCCCTAGTGGTAACTACTTAGGTGCCCTTACTTAGTATAAACTACCTAGATGAATTCATCTAAGGGTTTCTACCTACACGTATTCGACTAAGGGTTTTTCATTAATGATATTTCATTACTGATGTACCACTAGGTAATCGCCATTACGTAATGGCCCGTAGTTGATGTAGCGTAAGCGTTAACGTGTAAGGGCCATGTACTACGTGCTCGTCATTACTGACTCGCTATTACTGATTCTGTTTTACGTAATCTTGCTTAGGTGTTTGTTGCATGTACTACAGAATTAACAGTGATACATTAATGAAATACTCCTAGATGAATATAACTAGATACACTTCTACTTGTTTAATACATTAATCATGGGAGAAGTTTATCTAGTAGTATATATCTAGTGGTACTACATTAATGATGTACTACTTGTTATATCTTAATCTTATATATATTTATATATCTTGATTATATATAGCTAGTAGTACTGCATTAATGATGAACGAGTAATGTACTATTATTAATTAAATATACTTACTTCTAGGTGTTAATCATTAATGGTCCGATTGTTTCTCCTCACGTTAGTATAACGATATGAAACACCATTCCATTTCAGGCACTACTATTGTACTGTATTATCAAGAGGTTACACGATCATTAAATTCTCATTGACAAAGGTTTTGCCAATTGCTATAGTTGAAACATGGATGCTGAATACAACAAGAACAACTCAACGGAGGGACTAAATATGTATCAGGTCTTCGACATTAGAACAGGCCAGGTCATGGGAGTCTATTCCAGTCTGAAACGCGCCACGCGCAGAATTGACAAACTCGATATGGAGTACGGAGCCTACCGTTATTCATACCGCAACCTATCCCACAACACAGGAGGGAATTGACCATGAACACTGTATTCACTGGATGGAAAACAGTTACCCCTGGCAAGTGCTGTGAGTGCGGCGAGAACGATCAATGGGAATGTGATGGAAGAGGGAATATCATGTGTAACTGTCAAGCATGTCCTGATTGCGGAATTCTTGACGCCTATAACTTTCACAACTCAGGATGCCCAATGCTGAAGGAGGAAGAGTAATGAGCAAACACAATGCAAGACAATGGACTGTCAAACCAAGCTACTCGGATGAGAACGCCTATCGGCTCTGGGATAAGAACGATAATTACTTCAAAGACACTAGCCCCGACACAATGGATGCTAATGCTCGATTAATGGCATCTGCCCCAGACCTGCTTGACGCACTACAAGCACTCTATACCCTCATGCAGCACCCTCTGACCATCGAGCAAGCCGATCTCGTTATCAAGCAAGTCACGCAAGCAATCAACAAGGCGACAGGCCAAGGAAAGGAGACAACATGACTGTCAACGGAGTCAAGTTGCATGAAATGACCACGGCCTACTTAGAATGTGCCCTGTGGTCTAGTACGGATGAGAGTAATGAACAAGGCGGAGATCCACTGGACTCGAATTACTCATTTGATGATATAGACATTGAGGAGTTAGTAGAGGCAGAAGCTACGTGCCAGCAGTTCCTAGACAAATATGCGTACATCATAGGTGAACGATACCAGCAAGCAGGACATGACTTATGGTTGACTAGAAATCACCATGGTTGTGGCTTCTGGGAAGTCCCAGACTGGCCGAAAGAGGACGGAGAAATCCTGACACAAGCCGCACAAGCACTCGGAGAAGTGTCGTTTTACGTTGGTGATGATAATAAACTCTACACTGAGTAGGAGAAAGTATGACTATTGAAAAACAATTTCCGTCTGGTGCCTGGGTTGTCTCAGATATAGTTAACGGGCGATTGGAACGACGAACCTATTACGGGTATACAAAGAAAGAGGCACAAGAAAACTTCAAGCAAGAAATGAAAGAACTAGCACAAGGAGAAATACAATGACTAGCTCAAACTCCCCCATGCTCAGAGAGTTGTTACAGGCCAGAGATAACATGCACCGATTACTCTTTCACGATAGTAGGGCTACGCAGACCGACATTGCCTTAGCCTTTGTCAGATTGAATAACGCAATTCATGGCCTTGCCAATGAACAGCCAACAATGGGCCAAGTACACTTAACCGTTCGCACAAGGAGATAACATGAGAGGATCAAAAGAAATACACAATCATCAGGATATGATTGACTCCCGCGATATCATCGAGCGTATTGACAATCTGCAATCTGACAGGGATGGACTAGAGGC